ATGATGTTCTGGAACAATCTTTCCTAATCGAATGGTAAGTAATCCATCTTCAAAGATGACTTCTCTGACTTCTGTGTCATCTGAGAGTGTCCATGCTCTTTTGAAACTTCTTTGAGCCAGACCCTTGTGGATAAACGTCCTATCCGATTCTGTATCAGATTTTTGCCCCTCGACAAAAAGTTTTCCATACTCTGTGAAGACATTCACTTCCTCCTTTTTAAATCCAGCAAGAGCAATCTCCAAGTGAGATTCAACATTATTTACCTGAACAAGATTGTATGGAGGGTAATTTGTCGTAGTTTCATGAAGATTAAACAATCTATCAAAATATTCATCCATTCCAATACTGTTGCGTGTAATCCTATCCATCAGTGCAGGAAGATCAGACGCAGTATAACGCATAAGGTTAGTCATTATGGTAGCTCCTTTGAAAGCGAGTTTGTGTTTTGTGGACCCTTACGGCATCCATTATTAATTATACAACAAGTCACAAAAAAGGGGATGTTGAATCCCCTACAAAATTATTCAGTTTCCTCTACTCTTTTCTTTTTAGATCCAATATTATATTTGGTTTCCAACACCCAATCATCTTTATCCTTATAGGACAGAACCTTAATTTGATTCAGTGGTGCCAGGTCTTGAATCTTGGTAACATTGTTGACTGTAATCAGACCCCAATCAGCAAGAAGTTGAATAATTCTATTCCTTCTCTGAACATCATTTACAGTAAGGTTTGCATGTTTGCCATCAAGTGCAAAAAGTTCCTTGAAGTGAACAAGATAATATCTTCCTTGCTTGTGGAGGATATGGCAGGACTGATACAGTTTCTTTTCTTTACGTGATGCAACACCAATTCTAGTCAGTGTTTCACGCACTTTCAGAAAGTCATCTGGTTCATTCAGAGTGACTTCTACCATTTGGTCAGGAGACCATTTCACTTCAGGTTCATGTACAACGCTCATCTCATTCCTCCAGTTTCAATTTTAGTTTTAATAAAGTTAATTTGTTCTTTGGAAAGTATCCTCAAAGCTTGCTTTGCCTTTTCATTACTATAACCATAGTAAGATTTGACTACTTCAAGTTCTTTGATTTTTTCTTGTTTAATCCAAGGAGAATATCTTTTCCTTGTTCTCACAGTATTTATAAAAAAGTCATATTGTAACTTTTTATCTAATGAATGATTCTTATTCATTTCATTGGCATACATCAAAGTATCAATAGTTCCAGACAAGCATCTATTGATAATGTATGGTGCATAATCTTTTTTGGAGGATAAATCATCATCCATAATATTAATCTTTGATTGATTAATTGAGTTTAACCAATCCTTCAATTCATACTTCATAATTAATCAAAACCAATTCCTTTCTCTCATGTTGGTCTTTCATATAATCACCAACAGATCTCATAGTATAGGTATGAGCATATTCAATTGCTTTCCAATTCTTAAATCTATCTTTAATTAATTGACTTGAATTATAACTGACCATCATATCCATATCATTAGAATCGCAATCAGCAACAAACTTATCGTGATCAAATCCTTTGTGCATTGATCCTTTGTTCCCATAGAGATTATCCTTAATATCATAAGGAGGATCCAGATACATAAAAGCACCCTTTGTTCCATCCATCAGATAATCATAGGAATAATTAGTTATACGCCACTTTTCAATTATCTTAGAATACTCAGGCAGTTTTTCGATCCCTCGCATACTGAAGTTGTTTTGGGAAGCTTGCTGTGAAAATGATGAACTCTCTGTAAGACCACTGAAACTACACTTATTGACAATATAGAAAGCCACAGCACGATCAAAATTTGACACATTCTGGTCATTGATCTTCTCCTTAGAAACTAAGAAAAGTTGCTTTGCTTTGTCTGTAGTATCACAAGTAATCTTAAGTTGAGTAAGAGCATTTGAAAGATCAGGTCCAAACATCTGGAGTTGTTGCCAGAAGTTTACCAGAGGTTCATACAAATCATTCACCCAAATATCTAGGTCAGGAAACATTTTGGTTACATAAATTGCAACACTTCCTCCACCAAGAAGTGGTTCTCTAAACTCATCATAGTTTTTGAGATCTGGAAAATATTGTGAGATCTTTTGAACTGCTCTGGATTTACCTCCAGGATATCTTAAAGGTGTCTTAAAGTCCTTCATTTAAACTTACACTCCACCATAATTTCAGTTAATGCTGCCAAAAGATTAATCTCTTGGTCTGCAACAAAGGCAGATTGATACTGGTACTTTGCCACAATCAAAACTGCTGCAGCAACACTTGGTCCATCAACTTTGTCATAAAGAGCATCATAAACTTTTCTCAAAATAATAGATGCATCATTGTCTATGTTAAGTGCTACCCATTTCCTAACCTCAGGAAAATTCTTCTCTTTAATACTCTTAAGCAAATCATTTACAGAAACATCTGCAAAGGTAGACAAAATACCAGAATCAATTTCTCCCCCTACAGAGTATCTTTGACACTCATTCAGGGTTCTCCTCCAATCTGGGAAGTAGTTGCTGATAATTTGGATGATAACCTTTTGATCATACTTAACACCTTCTGCCTCAAGGATAGTTTCAAGACGCTTGAAGAACTCTCCTGCAAGTTTTGGTCTATCTTTGGACTTGATGTTAAACTCAACAACTGCACATCTTGAGTGAAGAGGTTCAATGATTTTGTTTTTGTAGTTGCAGGTAAAGATGAATCTACAGTTTTTATAGAACGTCTCAATATTTGCCCTAAGTAGGAGTTGTACATCTGTGGTGGTATTGTCTGCTTCATCAATAATGATGACTTTATGTTTTCCAGTTGCAGAAAGTGATACGGTCGAAGCAAAGTTCTTTGCTTGATTCCTGACAGTATCGAGAAATCTGCCTTCATCTGATCCATTGATGACATAATAATCAACTCCCAGTTCTTCACACAATGCTTTTGCTACTGTGGTCTTGCCACAACCTGCAGGACCAGCAAGTAGCATATTTGGTATTTCACCTTTATTTAGAAAATCAGTAAAGGTTTTCTTAATATTCTCAGTCAAAATACAATCTTCAATTTTCTTTGGGCGATATTTTTCTACCCAGAGGAAATCTTTAGTCATAATAAATTACATCCAATCAAGTTTTACCCATTAAAAAGTTGGGGACCCCCAACAATTATAGCAGATGGAATCTGTGCTTGTGCAATCTTAACTGCATGGCACTGATTATTTGCTTCAACAATAATTTCTAAATATCTACTATCTTTAGGTAGTTTATATTTAACTCTATATTTCATCCAAATGTAGAATCAGGTTCAAGAGCAATAAAATATTTCAGGTTATATTTCTCATTTACAAATTTTGCAGACAGTTTCTGAGAAACTACCACATCATATGAACCAGGAATCATTTTAAGGTTCTCTACCTTAAAATTGAATACAAACTGATCTTCAGTTTCTCCAACTGTAATGGAGTATTCATTTGAGGTATCATTGTTCTTATCTCTAACTACAAGACGAATAACTCCTGCTTCACCAACTGCAGACAGATCTGGCAGTTTGTAAACACTTGCTGCTTTGATCAACTTATCCAGTTGTGAATGTTCTAATTGGAAACACACATCTTCAGTGGGAAGATCAATATCCTTATCTGGAGGAGATACAATCACTTCAGGATCTGCATAGAAGTATTTGACTTTACGCTTACCTTCTTTAATAGTCAGATAAGAATCATTGGTAAAGTCAAGATCAGGATCTTGATGAAGACCAAGACCATTCAGAAATTCATTCAGGTCATAGATAGCAAAATCTTTACTGAACTCTTCCTCAACATTTGCAACAGCATAGATGTTCTTGAGGACAGAAATAGTTTTAATTTGAGAACCTTTCTTAATCAGAATTGACTGATTGATGTTAGAGAAGTTCTTAAGAAGGGTGACAGTATTATCAGAAAGTTTCATAGGTTCCTTTAGTTTCATTATGAAGTCCAGCAAAGTGATAGAGAAGAATGCAATAATGGATTGCTTTTAGGATATCCATTTTAGATTTTCCATTCTTTTTACCAAAACGAGAAAGATACTTGATGGCATTAGACCTTGTAAAAGGTTCTGCATCACCAATGCTTTCAATTAAGTCAAGTGTCTGTGTTTTAGATTGTTCAGAAGTGTAATGGGCATGATATGTGCTTGAAAGATACTGCTCAATTTCTTTCAAAGTTTTATCTTCATTATACTTCCAAAAACCATTTTGATTATTATCAGGCATATCAAGTTTTAATTCAAACATAATATAGGGTACTACTTACCAATATTACCACTACCATCAGAAAGAGTCAATCATCACACTGAACCCTTTTTTCTTTTCAAATGTGAGCGTGTTGTCAAACTTATCCAATAATTCATCTCTCTTATGAGAAATTACAAAAACATTAGATTTTTTTATTTGATATTTAATAATTCTTGTAAAGAAGTCAGTTCCATAATCATCCAATGAACTATCAAACACCTCATCAAGAATCAAAAGATTTGTATTAATGGAGTTTTTAAGTTTTGCTACTTCACGCCAAGTGAATAAAATAGCAAGGTCAATTCGCATTTTTTCACCTTCACTAAAAGATTCATAAGAAAAATCTTCATAGATTGGGTTCAATGCTTTCTCGTTGAACTCCTCATCCAATGTAAAGTTTACAGAGAACTCCAGCATCTCAAGGTATTTGTTCAAGGTATGATTGATAATAGGAAGATACTTCTTGATGATTTTGGTCTTTGCACCATCATCCTTTAGAAGCATATGAATAAATTCATAGTTAGATAACTCTTCTTTTTTTAAAGAAAGGTCTTTTAAAAGGTTTTCTAATGTTTCTTGGTAGGAGGCTAACTTTGCACTTTCAGTATTTCTATCTTCTGATTGTGTGGCAAGTCCTTGAATTTCAGATTCAAGTTCTTTAATTTGTTTTCTGAATTCAGAAATTTTAACATTGTTAAAAGTGATTTCATTGTTGAGTTCTAATACCTCTTTACTAATTTTAAGAAATTGTTTGTGGATTTGAGTTTCTTCTTCAATTGATTGTTGCAGCTCCTGTTGACCCCTTTTAATCTCCTTTGCTTTATTTTCAATCTCATCAATCTTATTTAATCGAAATTCTTCCTCAATGGTTTGAGTACAGGTAGGGCAAACACTATTCTTTTTAAAAAACTTATGGTCACTAATTACAGAAGATATTTTCTGTTCCAGTTTGATATTCAAACCTTCAAGTTTCTTCAACTTATCTTCTGTATAAGACAATTCCTCTAATTTTTTTGTATTCTTTAATACTTCTTGCTCTACAATATGGTTTTTAAGAGTATTAGAATCAATATCTTCTTCAAGAGAACTTATTTTGTTTCGCTTGTCTTGAATGTCTCTGTCTTTGAGTTTTTCAATCTCTTGAATAAAAAGTTTTTGTGACTCAATTTTGTCTTCAAGATTTTCTTTCTTGTAACCAATTTCTTTGATATCATCTTTAATCTCCCTGATTTTAATTTTGGCAACATCATTCATAGAAGAAAATACTTTAATGTCAAGCAAATCCTCCACAACTTCCCTTCTATGTTGGGAAGAGAGTTGCATAAATGGAACAAAACTTGAAGACCCAAGAACTACTATCTGTGTAAAGGATTTGTAGTTGAGTTTCAGCACAGACTGTTCCAACCATTTTTGTTGGTCATTTGCTGATGCTGCTTGATCTAATAGTGTCTTTCTTTTGTATATTTCAAAGATAGATGGTTTGATTCCTCTAATGATTTTCCAATCATCCTTCCCTATTGAAAACTCAATCTCAACAACACAGTCCTTCTCATTTGTAGTGTTGATGAGTTGATTCTTTGTAATTTTTCTGAATGGTTTATTAAACAACCCAAAAGTCAGAGCATCCAATAAGGTGCTTTTACCTGCACCATTACTTCCAATGATTAAAGTAGATGGTGTTTTATTGAGGGAGATTTCTGTAAACTGATTCCCTGATGATAAAAAGTTTTTATAACGTAGAGTTTTGAACGTCAGCATAGTCAGGGGGAATCACAATATCATCTGGTGTAATTATAGCATATTGATAGTCTAATCTGTCACAAGCCATAAATGCAACAGCTGGATTAATTTCAGTAACTTCCATCTCTGGATAATCAAGGTCTTCTAACATAGAACAATATCTGACTGCATCATCTTCCTCTTCAAACATATAGAGAATTTTTTCTCCGTGTTTGTCCTCTACTGCATATGCACCTTCAGATTCATTATCCTTGAGAGTTAGAATATACATTACTGCAACTGAAATGACTCTTGATAAATGGATTGAATCAAATCTTTAATCCTACTCTTATTTAACTTAATTTCAGATTCATCAACATACTTTTTCAAAAGTGACAGTGTATCCTCACGTTCCACCATTTCATCAGCATCAAAATCAGAATTTAATTTGACATTTTCTATAATCTTCAATTCATGAGGTTGAATCTTAATGAGTTTGTCTAAAAACTTTTCATATTTATGTTGGTCTGTTTTATTTTTGACCACCAACTTAACAATACAACCTTCATAAGAAGTAAGATCTTCTTCAAGATTGTCCTCATCATAATTACAAATTTTGAACATCTCATATGGATTATCAACTTTGATTAGTTCATATGTTTCAGTATCAAAGATTGTAAATCCTCTGGTATCACCATAATCATTCCAATACAATTGATAAGGATTTCCTAAGTAGAATACTTTACCATCATCATTTCTTGTATGATAGTGCCCTGAAAATACTCTATCAAACTTCTTGAAGATAGATTTGTCCATTCCATGTTGCTGAATGTTGCCTTTATGGACATAGAACCCCCCCAATTCCAAATGACCCATACAAACCTTGGATGAGGTGCTTTGAATTGCTTGTAGGGTCTCCTGCTCACCTTCTGGAGTAATCCAAGGAACAAATAGAATCTCCTGCCCACCAACATTTACAGTGGTTGGTTTGTGATATACCTTGATGTTCTTATAATCATTCAATAACAACATAAGACTGTTGAGGTCTGTTGTATTCTTATAAAAGATATCATGATTACCAAGAACTGCATGAACCTTATATTTCTTAAGAGGTTCAAGAACAACTCTTTTTGTCCAATCAAAGCTCCAATAATCAGTTGCTTTGCGATTGTCAAACATGTCACCCATATGAATGACTGTATCAATCTTGTATTTCTTTAATGTGGGAAAGAATACATTTTTATAAAACTTTTCAAAATACTCATGGAAGACTTTACTTCCTTTTTTAAAATTGTAGTGAGTATCAGTAATGATGGCGATCTTCATGAAAATCTGTAATTAATATTATCCTTAATACTATTCATATCTGCATAATCACCATCTTCTGATGTGAAGACTTCATCATAACCAGACCTTTCAATAATCTTGGACTTAATTTCAAGTTGCTTCTTTTCTTTAGCAATTCTTCTCAAGAAAGCATAGTAAACAATTTGCGTAAAATATGCAAAAGGATTGGTTCTGTTGGTATCAAAGTTGTGAATATACTGAACACAGTTCTCAATACCATCACAAATCATATCATCCTTGAACATGTAGTTCACGAAGTTTGGTTTGTATGCAAGATGATTGGCAATACGCAAGAAACAGTCACCAAGGTAGTTACTGATCCTTGGTTTAGGAAGACCCTTCTCCTTGGCATCATCTACCTGCTTTTTATACTCAACAAGAGCTTGATAGAAGTCCTTGTTATTCACATAATGCTCTGACTTTTTCTTTGTCTTTACCATTAACATTTGCATTAAATTTGTCCATCATTACAAAATAAGATGTACTGATTATAGCACCTGATCAAAAGAGTTGACAACTTTCCCAAAGGTGATTAGAATCACTCTGTTAGGGTTGAAAGATGGGGACTAGCTATTTTTATAGAGTTTCTCTAAGGACTTACGGGCATCATCTACTTTTGAGATGAACCCCATATGTTTGTCCAAAGAAACTTGGGATGAGTTGCTTATAAATTTTTGATAGATTCTAATAATCTGATTATCACTAACTTCAGTCATCGTGATAACTTTATTCATATCAATTATATAGATGTCGTCATCAGGAATCATCATCCAGGGTTTAACTTTGTAACCAACTGTACCTTGAGTCTTAGATACCATTGGTTCTATTATAACAGGACTTTCAAGGATCAGTAAGGTTCTATCATCTTCTTCTGTTGGAGATACAATTGCAAAGATTTCTTCACCTGATACTAATTTGATTGCTGCATAGAATTCGTTTTCCATTTATTTCTTTAAATTGACAGTTATGATTTCATAATTAAAATTCTCTTCATTGTAAATTTTAATTCTTTCTACTAAGTGATTTAATGTATAGTTTCTTTTTGAGTTGTAAGTAGTATCATCAGCAATGTCATAGAGAGTAGCTGATACCTTTTCTTTACTTTTTCTTAAAACTCTTCCTATAGATTGTAGATTTCTTATTCTTGATTTGCTTGGTGACGCAAAGATGATGTTATGAAGATTCTTAATGTTGATACCTGTGCTGAAAGTTCCATAAGATGCTACTATGATTGCATTAGATTCATCCTCTGCAATTTTTCTTACTAATTCTCTTTCTTCAGTATCCACACCACCATGAATAAAAAATACCTTTCTATTGTCACTCTTATCCTTATTTATGACTTCATACAATGGTTCACCATGAGTAGCAACCCTATTAAAAAGAACCAAAGTATTACCTTTTAGATCTAAAGTTAGATTTTTAATAAACTTGTTACGTTTGTTATGCGAAATTAAATATTGAACTTCATCTTCATAAACTTCAAACTTTTGAGGTTCATGCTTAAGAAGAAGAACTTTAATATCTAACTTTGAAAGATAACCCTTCTTAATCAGTTCATCAGTTTTAATTAGTTTGTATGTTGCACCAAATAATCCTTCAAGAACAAGTTTGTGCGTTTGTGTTCCATCAAGAGTTCCAGTAAATCCAAACCTATACTTTGCATCATGCAATTTGGACATGATGGAGACAAGTGACTTTGATTTGAATTGATGAGCCTCATCGCCAATCACAACATCAAATCTATCAAAGAATGGTTTCTCCAATTTGTAAATAGATTGCCATGTGGATATGACCACTGGTTTATTGGACACTCTCTCGCTGCCACCATAGACCCTGTGGCAGTAATCGTCAGAGTTCCAACCATAATCCTCAAAGTCCTTATACATCTGTTCTACAAGGGACGTAGTGGGGACTATGAGAAGAATATTCTTATCCTGTTCAACAAAGTATCTGACTATAGAATAAATCATCAACGATTTGCCAGATGCTGTAGGAGAAAGTAAAAGTTTTCTCTTATACTTTAAAGCATCAAACACACCTTGAACTTGATAATCTCTTGGTGTATGTGAGCAAATACTTTGCATATAATCCTTTACACCTTCTAAAGAAATGGTCTCATCCATTTCTCCAGGAAGACCATAGTATTTGTTTTCCTTAAATTCAAAGGTATAGTTATGATTATCACAAAATGCAATAACTTTATCTAATAGTCCAGAATAGATCTCACCAGTTTGAAGATTGAAAAGACGTATCTTTCCATCCCAGTGCTTACTTCTATATTGAGGCATGAACTTTGCCCCAGGAATATCAAAAGTAAACTGATCAGATAACTCATAAAAGATATGAGGTTCTGCTTCTATCTTTAGATAAATTTCATTCTTTTTTGATATGATTAAATCAGACATATTACATTCCAGATTGGAATCTCAAAAAGTCAATAGAGTTTTTGATTTGATAGGTTCTATTGGAAATCATTTTTATAATTTCCTCAAGATATTTTAATATTGTATCATAATATTCTATTTTGATAAAGATTTCTGATAGTTTGACATCAGCATCAAGATGCTTTTGCATTCCTTCTTTATCTCTAACTTTGTATGGGAAAGGTTCTTCTTGATACTTTTCTAAAGTAGACTTTCCAGCATAAAAGTTATAACGCTCTAACTTTCTTTGTTTGTAATCAATTTCTGATTTTTTTCTTAACAAAGAGAAGTTGTTATACATTTCATAATATTTGGCATGTAATGATGCAACTTTTAAAGATTCATTATGCAAATCATCTATATTGATTTTTGAATCTTCTTTCCACATCAATTGAATATCATCAAGAGAAATCATAGACCAGTAATAATTCTATAGTAAGTATACTTAAAAGTTACCTCTGCAGTAAAATATCTAACGTCTTCTAATGTTGCATCAAAATCTAATGCAGAAAGATAGACTGGATATAATCCTTCAAAAATAACTTTAGATTGAACATTAAAATTGCTGTTCAAAATATTTAGTGTCCCATCAGAACGCTCATAAAAATCTCCTTTTAATGCTGGAGAATTATATGATTGTGAGTTGTCTCTTAAGTCTGAATATTGTTCTAAACTATATGGAAATCCCAGACCAGTCATCCAGTTCCAAATTTCCATATAGTTTTCCATATTTTCATCTACAAGAAAACGTAGACGAAAATCTTCAAAATTCATTTTGTCGCCAGGAATATCAATATTTTTTCCATAGCGAGTTTGAAGTGCAGAACCTAAAGTGATTGCAGGAATTCCTGCATAGTTGGAGAAAAAATCTACTTTAGGTGCTTTGTCTAATGCAAACTTAAACCCAACTGGTGATAATAAATTCCTGTTTGTTGGAGTTCTATCCAAATATTGAGACATTTTTTGAACTATTTATTCCAATAAAAAAGGGGTCCTTTTGGGACCCCTGAAGATATGGAACAGAACTCACATGAGGTTCTTAATAGCAACTCTTCTGTAGTATCTGTTTGCATTTGCCTTGATGGCACCAAGATCTTGTGAAAGACCATTTGCAAATGGGTTGGCAACCATACCATATCTGGTCTTGAAGCCAATCTTGGGCTGGAAGGTGTCCTGACCAACAGCACGTACCATCTGGAGAGGTACATATGGGCAGTAGAACAGACCAGCATCATAAGGATTGGTTCCCTTGTAACCAACAACATAGTATTGGTTAGCAGCAAGGTTTGCAGAATATGGGTCAATGTAAACCTTGAACTTACCATTGAGAACACCAGCAAAAGTATTGCCAGTATCATCAACATTCAGGTTTGCATTCAGAGCAGGGGTGTAATCAAGCAGACCTGCCATGGTCAGTGCTGAAGCAACATCAGATGAGCAGAGGATGGTGTTACCCTTCCCTCTTCTTGTTCTGAAAGCAATAGCATTAGCATCTCTTTCGATCTGGAACAGAAGTCCTTTGAACTTCTCAACAGACCATCTACCATTTGAGTCAACATCAAGGTCAAAGAAACCAGCATTAGCAACATTGACTTGAGCACCAGGCTCAGCAATCTTGTAGATGGTTCTGATGACTTCTCTGTTGATTTCAGCAAGGATTTCTGAAGCAAGAATGTTTGCCAGTTCTGCTTCAGCATCAAGACCATGGATAGCCTTGAGATCCTGTGCCAGTTCCAGGGTGTACTCAGCCTTGAGTGCTCTTGACTTTGCAGTTACTGAAAGCTTCTCAATGCTGAATGCCATCTGGTTGAACTGATCACCAGTTCCAGCACCCAGATTCTCAGCATCATAGGTGGACATACCTTGTCCAACTCTGTACTCTCTTCCAGTTGCACCAGAAGCATTCAGGTCTGCTGGGTTGAATCCATAATCAGTCTTTTGTGCTGCAAGAGCACCTTGACCTTGGAAACCAGTAGTACCAAAACCTACAGATGCACCATCATCTGTGC